CCCTCTGTCCCCGCCTATCCGCCACCCCTCACTCGCCCTACCTTGACACAAAATTTTCCCTGTGCTATACTGCCTTTATGAACGATTCGCCGCAAATTCCCTCATGGCACATTCTCCGTGTCCGATCCGGCCAAGAGGTCGCGATTGCTCAAGACTGTGGGTTTCCGGCATATGTCCCCCATGCGTTGAGCAAACGTTTCAACCGGCGTTTCAGACGGACCAGTTATTCGCTGCAGCCGATCCTCCCCGGTCACGTGTTCGTGAATTTGTTGTGTCCGTCTGAATTCGTTCGACCGCCTTCGCGCGCTGTTTTCGGGTTTTTGCGGAATGGCGACCGGACCCCAGCGGTGCTCACACCACGCGCCTTCGATGCTCTTGTGCAAATGGAGGCCACTCTGAAGCAAAAAACCGCCGAAGAAATGGCCGCAAAGCCCACGCCCCCTATCGACCTAGTGGTGGGTGATCAAATTTTCGTGGCCTTTGGCGACGCCGACGCTGTGGAAGCAGTGGTAGTAGAAGTACAGAACGACCGCCTACTCACGGAACTGGTCGGTTCAAAAATGCGTATGACGGTGGGGAAAAACGCCGTTCGCGCCCAGCGAAATGCTGGCGAGGAGCGCATGTTGGCGAAGAGCAAAGGCTCTCGTCTGGCGGCTTGACTCGAGGGGGGCCTTTGAGAAAGCGAAAGCTTTTTCGGGTTGCCACCTCAGGAGCTGCGGTTTAACTAGAGCGATCTGGAGTCTGAGCTATGTCGATCTTCGACACATATAAAGACCTGCTCGACCCAGTTTACGTGGAAAACTACGCGCTGTGGGACGGGCCAACAGTCAAAAATCCGGAAGGTCCCATCTGCGAACTTGACGTAGCAGTGGCCCTAATCCGCAATGAAGGAAACATCACGAAGGTCGCTACCCAACTTCGTAGGTCACGTCGGGCCGTTGCCAACTTCGTGGCACGTTCCGTGCTCCTTTCAGACCTCCAAGAAGACCTCTACGAAGAGTTTTTGGATGAAGTAGAAGACACCGCGCGGGAATTGGCTAAGGCCAAAGACCCCGGTTTCGTACGTTTCATACTCGGCACCAAGGGCAAAGATCGAGGATACGTTACACGGCAGGAAAATACGGGCAAGAACGGCGACGCGATGGAAGTGCTCTTCTATCTTCCTGAAAACGGGCGGGATACAAAAGAAGACGAAGAAGAGCCGTCAGAGGATGAGTAAAATGGAGCTTCGCCCCCAGCCGGGGCCTCAGACAGACTTTTTGAGAACCGAAGCTGATATTGCTATTTATGGTGGGGCCGCTGGGGGCGGAAAATCTTGGGCGCTGCTTGCGGAGCCGATCCGGCACATAAAAAACCCGAAATTCGGGGCCGTAATTTTCCGCCGCACTACGACCCAAATCCGCAATGAAGGGTCGCTCTGGGACGAAAGCGTGAACGTCTATCCGTATCTTGGCGGCAAGCCGAAGGAGATGACGCTGGAGTGGAAATTTCCTTCTGGCGCGTCTATTTCGATGTCGCACCTGGAGCACGAAAAAAGCGTCGCCAATTACCAAGGTTCCCAGATCGCACTGCAGCTTTTTGACGAGCTGACGCACTTCTCCGAAAGTCAGTTCTTCTACATGCTCTCGCGGAACCGTTCCACTTGCGGCGTGCGGCCCTACGTTCGGGCGACCTGCAACCCCGATGCAGACAGCTGGGTTGCGAATTTCATTGAGTGGTGGATTGATCAAGACACGGGGTACGCGATCCCCGAGCGCTCTGGGAAAATTCGTTGGTTCGTGCGAGTAGGTTCGACGATCATCTGGGCCGACCATCCGGATGAACTTTCAGAGTATCGGATGCCGAACGAAAACGGCGATATGGTGCCAATTCCACCGAAGTCGGTGACGTTCATCGCGTCAAAACTGACGGATAACAAAATCCTAATGCAAGCCGACCCCGGCTACATGGCGAATTTGATGTCGCTGCCGCTGGTGGAACGCGAAAGACTGCTGGGGGGCAACTGGAAAATCAGGCCATCTGCTGGGCTTTACTTCCAGCGTGACTGGGTCAAAGTTATCGACATTGCGCCGCATGACATGCAAATGGTACGGGCATGGGACTTGGCGGCAACACCACTTGATGGCACAAACGACCCAGATGGCACGTCGTCAGTAAAAATGGGAAAGACGCCAGACGGAAAGATCGTGGTGTGCGATGCTACGCTAGACCATTTGGGGCCAAAAAGTGTTGAAACTAAAGTACTCAGGTTGGCCGAAAACGATGGCTACGAAACCACAATTGACATCGCCCAAGACCCTGGGCAAGCTGGCAAATCTCAGATTCAGTCTTATTCAACTCTTTTGCAGGGCTACGAAATGCGGTCCAGCACTGAGACCGGGTCCAAAATAACCCGTTTTAGCGCGTTTTCAGCGCAGGCTGAAGCCGGAAATGTTTATGTGGTGCGCGGAGCGTGGAACGACATGTGGTTCAACCACCTCGAAGGGTTCCCAGAAATGGCGCATGATGACCCAGTCGACGCAACAAGCCGCGCCTATAATCAACTGATCACGCCACGGGCCAAAGCACGCCTATTCCGTAGGAAAGCTTCATGAACAAAGTCGTAGACATGCGGGATAGGGTGATTGCAAACGCTACGCGGCGTCTGAGCACTATGTTTCCGGGTTACATAGGTGCCGATGCCCAAACGAAGCACAACTACGCCAAAGATTTCGGGTGGCCCGATCAGATCGATTTCAACAAGCTGTACAGGATGTACACGCGAAATGGTATGGCCAAGGCCGCAGTGACAAAGACTGTTCGGAAAACGTGGGAAGACAACCCACAATTTGTCAACGATCAGAGCAACGGGCAAAACACGGTCGAGAAGGCCATCGCTAAACGCATGAAAAGCTTGCGGATTTGGCAAAAGATGGCCGAAGCCGATCGACGCGCACTGGTTGGCGGGTACTCCGCCCTCATTTTTCGGTTTTCGGACGGTCGTGATTTCGATCAGCCAGTAGGCGATATTGCGGGTCCTGCGGGTCTTGACGGCGTCATTGTGGCGTGGGCCACGCAGATAACCGTGTCGCGCTGGGACGACGACCATTCCTCGCCTACGTACGGCGAACCTTTGATGTACTCGTTTAACGAGACAAACTTCCATGACACGACCGAGGGGCTTAGTGCCACTCCAAAAACGCGTTCTTTCGACGTCCATCCCGACCGCGTGTTGATTTGGTCCAACGATGGAACTATTTACGGTGAATCGCTGTTGAAGGCTGGGTTCAATGACCTGATCGACATGGAGAAGATCAAAGGCGCAGGTGGCGAAGGGTTCTGGAAGAACGCGAAAGCGGCTCCGGTGCTGGAAGTGGACAAAGACGCTTCCTTACGCGAGTTGGCCCAAGCCCTCGGTGTCGACGAAGATGGTATCTTCGGGGCCATGGACGAACAGGTGGAGAATTATGCTAAAGGCTTCGACAACCTTTTGATGTTGCAAGGGATTCAGGCCAAGCCGATGAATGTTCAGCTTTCGGTCCCTGAGTCCTATTTTATGGTGGCCTTGCAAAGCTTTGCGGCGTCTGTTGAGGTTCCGCTCAAAATTTTGGTAGGTACTCAATCGGGCGAGCGGGCATCGAGTGAAGACGCGAAAGAGTGGTCCCAAACTATCAATGCACGCCGGAATGATCAGGTAATTCCGCTTCTGGAGCAGGTACTTGAACGGTTTGTTGACGTTGGTATTCTTGTCGGTGATTGGGAACTCAAGTGGACCGATCTCACCGTTGCCACCGTGTCGCAAAAGCTTGAGCTAGCCATGAAGATGTCTACAATCAACAACAAGTCCGACGTGCTAAAAACTGGCGAGAAAGTGTTCAGCAACGCTGAAATCCGCGAGGCAGTTGGGTATAGAGAAACCCCTACAGCGGGCACTCTTGAAGCCGACGCCCCACCACCGGACCCAGAGCCATTGCCCGCGCCGTCAGAAGGAAATGTAGAATGACTGACAAAACAGTTCGCGTTAACATTCTGACGCACGTGAATGCCAAGAAAATTCGTTCTGAGAAGCGGAATGGCCGCGATGTGATAGTTGTTCCGTCCTACACGCTGCCCGATGATGTGGTGATGAACAATATTAGGTACCCCGCTGACCAGATTGAAGCGTCTTACAAAACGCTTGAGCGAACCCCGGCCCCTTTCGATCATCCGTTTTTGAATGGCCAATTTGTCAGTGCGTCCGATCCGGAGGCCATTAACACGAATTACATAGG